AGAGTGTACGTGGCGACCTTAAGTGCCCTGCTCGTGTAGTCATAATTGTCGCCCCTCGCGGGCAACGAAGGGTTAGAAAACGGCACAGCCGCCCCCGCCACAACAGTCTCCGAATTGGTATCGAAGTTAGTGATGGGGGAGACGACTGGCGCTTCCATAGTCGTAGAACCGGCTACACCGGTTTCATCATGTGTTAAAGAATTCATTTGGTAAATAAATTTGTGGTTGGAGTAATCACGGATGCCCAACCCGACACCCGTCGACGACTGTAGGTCACTACCCACATCGTCGAACAAAGCCGTTGCGTCGCCTCTAAGCGACCGCACCCAGGCCTTCCTGTCGTCCCACAGACGCTCCGATCGACCCACACACCTGCGGGCCTCATCGTAGTCCGTATAGACGAAATAGTACTCGTTATCCTCAAGCCCCAGATCCCTGGCAGCATTGAGTGCTCGCTCTAACATGTACTTGTAAAACTCTGGTCCCCATAGGATGGCCTCCTTCATAACCTCCGTTATGGTGTTAGCCAACGAGTCCGTCCTCAGTAAAGTGGTCGGACCGCGACAACATAGGCTCCTCACCAACGACGTCTTCGACAACGCCGCCGTGGGGAAATCTCTACCATCCTTCAAGAACCGCCTTTTAAGGAACGAGCAGTCCCAAAAGGTCTTCTTGCGCAACTCAGCGCTATTCTTATCCGCAGCGTCGGTTATGATCTGACCAAACTAGGTCATATGCTGGAAGTACGAAACACCGTTTCGCGATCCAACCAACAAATCATCACCATACCCTGCAAATCTGTACAGCCTACTGTACAGCTTAGCCTCCACCAACAAAGGAGCTAATGGATTCCGAAAGAAGTTATCCTCCCAATGTCTAACTATGGCAACCATGCCAGGTGTCACATAGGGGAACGTGAACTCCTCATGGAACGCCAACCTGTTGTAGTTACCATTGTTAACAGTATTCACCTCAGAGGTAGAGTTGGCTCCACTCGGGAGCCAATTACCACTGACGATGAACTCACTCTTCACAATGTAGATCACCTGGGCCATCGCCAAAATGTACTTGTAGACCATCATGCAGAAGGCGTGCGGTAACTTGCACGCAAAGCACATAGCTTATGCTAACTTGGCTGTCATCTCAATGACCTGCCCAGTGGTGTGAATATCGTACCTAACGTAGTCACCTTCAAACATACTCTCTTCCGCACCAACCATCCTCATTGCCTCAAGGATGGAGGCGTTCCTCTCAGACAACATATCAATCCCCACGTAGCACCCAGTGACGGATGCAAACTTCCTAAGTATTACCCTAAGAAAGGTCAACAACACGGCACCAACCGCGTTGTAACCCGCTGGGAAGTTTGATATGATTCGCGCATTGGACTTAGCAACCTTCGCACTAGACAGAGACTCATCCTTAATGTTCACCATGGCATAGGCCACAGGGTAAGTATCAGTATCTTCTAGAGCGGCCATGGTTTCCTCGTATATGTCCACAATCCTGTGGTCCATAGCAACATCAACAGCGCCATCAAGCGCATACTCTCGCGCCATGAAATTCACCTTCTTCGACACCATAGGTAAACCAGTCGACGTCGACAACGCCATACTGTTCAAATAAGTGTCCGGGTGCCCAACGACTGCGTCGTAAAACGACAGTCTTGGTATATCCGGCATACCCTCACACAGG